GCCCTAATGGCGCTTGTCCGCCTGCTACATGCCCTACATCCGTACCTAATTTGAAAAAGGCGGCAGAGGCGGCTAAAGCGGCGGCAGAAGCTAATAGCTAAGAGTTGATAGTTACTAGTTAATAAAAAGCACAAAGATAGCTAAGAAATATAAAGCAGATAGTTGATATGTTAGTCAGCTATCTGCTTTTTTTATCTACTTTATATAGTGGAAATATGGTCAATAAAAGCTTTCACAGATGTAGATTCTATATATGCCATATACGCATAGGGGTTAAAATATAGAGATTGGTAAATTGGTTTAGGAATTACCTGTAGTATGCTATAATTAAATTGTTATTATAGAAGCAATCAATACTGGTTCGGGAGGATCTTCATGGCTTTTAAATTAAAAGGAAAAGAAGAAAAGTTTTTCAGTATTTTGGAAAAGCATGCTGCACTAACTTATGAAAGTGCGGAAATGATGGAACGCGTGTTTAAGGGGGATATCTCTAAGGAAGAGGCATTTCTTGAAATTGATACAAAGGAAAAAGCTGCCGATGAATTAGTAAATGAAACTGTAGAGCGTTTACGCAAAACATTTATCACTCCAATGGATCGTGAGGATATTCAGCTTTTGATTGACCAATTGGATACTACATTGGATAATATCAAAGAAATCATGGATAAAATGGTTATGTATCACGTTGGCAAACCAAGTGATGGTGCTATTCGCATGAGTGAAATTGTTGTTAAATGCGTTAAGCATATCAATAAATCCATTGGTTATATGGGGAGTCTTAAAAAGGATCATGTGAAGGTAGAGGGGCGTGTTCACCAAGTATTGAAACTTGAGTCTGAAGCGGATAATATTTATCATGAAGAAATGGCTAAGCTCTTTACAGAGTGTACAGATCCAATTGAAATTATCAAATGGAAGGAAATCCTTAGCGCTATGGAAGATGTAATCGATGGCTGCGAAGATTTGGTTGGTACATTCCGCCGGGTAGTATTGAAGTATGCTTGATGCTCATTATTTAGTATGGCTAGTTGTATTTTTAGCATTAGCCTTTGACTATATCAATGGCTTTCATGATACGGCGAATGCCATTGCCACATCCGTTTCTACACGAGCTATTGAGCCTAAAAAGGCAATTATGATGACCGCTGCTCTCAATTTTTTGGGTGCAATGGTTAGTACAGGTGTTGCAAAGACTATCGGTGGTGATATAGTAATGTCGCCATCTCTTATCGATAGTGGTATTATTTCTGCAGCCCTTATCGGTGCCATTACATGGAATCTTTTAACTTGGTATTGGGGGATCCCAAGTTCCTCATCCCATGCTTTGATTGGTGGTATCATCGGTGCTGTGGGTTGGTCTGTAGGATTTGACGCATTGAATGAGGCGGGGATTTTAAAAATCTTTTTGTCTCTTATTTTATCTCCGATTGTAGCCATGATTGGTGGCTATATTGTGATGAAAGTATTGTTGCTTATTTTCGGTAGATTTTCTCCAATTGCTTTAAATGATCGATTTAGATCCATGCAAATTGTATCAGCAATTATGATGGCATTTTCTCATGGTTCTAATGATGCACAAAAAGCGATGGGGATAATCACATTAACCTTACTTAGCGGTGGTTTCATCGATACATTAGATGTACCGATTTGGGTAAAACTTTGTTGTGCTACTGCAATGGCTATGGGTACTGCTGTAGGCGGTTGGAAAATTATCTCTACAATGGGTACCAAGATTTTCAAACTAGAAACTATTAATGGGTTCGCTGCTGATTTAAACTCGGCGATTACTATTTTTACAGCTACATTCTTACATTTGCCTGTAAGTACTACACACGTAGTAAGTGGTTCTTTACTAGGTGTAGGCTCTTCTAAACGTATTAAAGCCGTTAACTGGGGCGTAGCAAGATCTATGGTTATGGCTTGGTTTGTAACGATTCCATTATCTGGCATCGTTGCCGCTATTGCTTATGAAGTAGGTCACTTACTATTTGGCTAATTCATATACTTTTTATTATAGTAAAAAAGACTGCAAACGCAGTCTTTTTTGTTTATCAAAATATTCTTGCTATATTGTCATATTTATAAATAATTTGCTTTTCTATTTTAAAATTCTATTTACTATATATGCACGTGATAGTATCTAAATAGTCTAAAAATATAGAAATAAACTGATTTGTAAATACTATATTCTATAAAAGAGATTTATCTATATTTGGCAACATTAATGTTACAATTCAAGTTGAATAGGGGAAAATACTTATAAATATGTGTTTTGTTGATTATGCATTTTACTAATAAATGAAGTTTATTACTTGTTTATAGGTTGTTAAGAGGTTGTTTAAAGTGAATGGCTATTGCATACTTATGTATCGGAGGTTATACTATCGGTAGAAGGAGTTTTTCAAGTGAAAAGTGAGGTATGTATATGGCATGGGGTGGATCTAGACGCGGTGCCGGGCGCCCACGTAATCCTATTAAACGTATTGGTAGAACCTTTCGACTCAGTGATGAAGAGTTTCTTTCGCTAAAGCCATTGATCATGGCTATTAAGGCAAATAATGATAAACGATATAGGCAACAATATAGCCGAGAAGTATAAATAATCAGGCATTGTCACAGCATATACAATTTAATACATTTTAAATCTATTTTACAACAATTCATTATTTCTAAATCTTTCAACTACAACACATCTTTACTCTCTAAAACAATATGCTGTGTACAATACAAAAAATGCAGTGTTAAAAAGCCAGTGAACATAGGCGTTTACTGGCTTTTTAATTTTTGGAATTGTCTAAAATTGGATAAAACTGATACGGTTGCTCAACCGTTGCTCAACCTCGAGCATAGGTTAATGCCTGAAACTCATCTCGCAATAATTCATCTCGAGACGGTAATTTATTTACCGCATCTACTAACACGGTAGCATCCCTGTGTACATACACCTGGTTAGTCACGTCGGAATGTCTATGCCCCAATATTGTCTTAACCGTAGACTCCGCCACACCGATATGAATCAGTAATGTAGCACAGGTATGCCTAGCATCATGTGGCCGGTGATCATCGAATTTACGGTTCAAATACACGCTCAATGCGGGCCTTAGATTTTTAGGAATATCGCTCGGCATAAGATATTCGCCCCGCTCGAAGCTGCTTTTGCGGTACCATTCTTTTATAAAAGGCATGATACAGTCCGCTATCGGTATGATGCGGTTTTTACCAGCTTCTGTTTTTATTCCGCCAATCATATAGTGCTCCTTGATGTGAACGTCCTTTAATTTGATTTTCTGAATTTCACCTGGGCGCATACCTGTATATACGCACGTTAATAATACTCGTGCGTTACGGTCGGTTTCTGACAGTTCCCACAGCTTGTATATTTCTACTGGAGTAAATGGTTTATGCATATCAGATTTAGGCTTTGCTGGCAGGGTAACGAGAGAGGCGTAATTCTTATCTACGATGTCATTTTTTATTGCTATGTCAAAGGTGGATTTCAGTACGGTCTTTATTTGTGATAACGCTGTGCGGCTCATGTCGCTATATCTATCAATAATATCCTGTAGGTGCGTTAACCGTATATCCTTGATAGGAACCCTCATCAAATGTTCTACTTTCGGCTTGTTGTAAACATAGCCGCTTTTCTCAAGGTTAATTCCTAGTCTAGTTTTATCTTCGATCATCCATTCCCAACATTGACCAAAGGTAGTATCCTTGGCTTCGTATTGCGGAGCATTAGCATCATAAGCCGATAATGCATTATACGCTTCTTTTTGCGTCGCAAAGGTGCCTATAGATTTACGTAAGGGTTTACCCTCAGAATTATATCCAAGCGTCACCACGGCTCGATATGGCTTGCGTAGAGCCTTATGTTTCATCTTATATACGGTGCCTGTACCGTTGGCACGTTTCATGGCCATAATTTCATACCTCCTAAAATACCCCTATCACAGGATAGGGGGATTTCTGAATTTATTCAGGCTTAACAAACATATGATTTTTAGGATCTATAAACCAGGACGTGATTGATATATCTCGTTGCGCCCCGGATGGATCCAATACGGTTAATACATCAGTTTTCGGGTAGTCAATACCTGATACGAAATTAAACATATTATTGACTTTATCATATTTTATCTTTTCCCCGTTTACTTTAAGTAGTATTTGGCCTACTTTTAATCCCGCAGCATCCGCAGGGCTGCCTGGAATTACCGCAGATATTGGATATCCGCCTTTATGCTTTTTGCTATCAACATCATACCCAAATCGGTATCCACCATCAAATTCTATTTTTATATTATTTAGTGTAGCCAATTCGGATTGAGCCGTACCTATGGGGCGTGATAATTGCCCGCCCGTCATTGGGTTGTATGCGGTTGCCACCTCGTTAAATGTTACTTGAGTGGATCCGTCGTCCTGTGGCAGAAATGTAAACGTTGCTCTATTCTCAGTAGACGCTAGCATTTGGCCGAATAACCCTACTTGATGCATCCGAGTTAATAATATTGTTAAACTGTTGTCTGATACATTCTCGACCGTAGCGTTGGTATGAGTCTTTGAAATACCTGAGATAATAAAATTCCTAACTTGAAGCGGCGTAGCATTTTTAATTAATACTGATGACATTGCAGATGCGTATATGGGTGCCCCAATAATTGATACTGCTATTAAACATTTAGTGAATCCCTTAATCATACTAACATCTCCCTTATTAATTTTTTACAAAGTCACATTGTACATAACGACTTTACCGATCAGGTATAAGTCATCTGTATTCTCGTAACTAAATATGATGTCCCGAAATGCCATATCCGAGCTATCAGGTTTAAATACAAATTCTTGATGTTGTTTATCATTGTAGAATCTTTTAACTGTATAATCCCCTCCATTCATAATAACTACAATATCTCCGTCATGGATATCTGGTAGTTCTATATTTGTTAAGATGGCAATAACGGATCCATTTTGGATAACATTATTCATACTTTCACCGTTGACAGTCATAAGTAATATATTTTTATTGCCTGCGTAACGACCCATCATGAAATCAGGGATAGATATAGTAGGCATGAAGTTAATGGCGTCTATCGTGGTTAACGCGCCCGCTGATACAGATGCAGGTACGTAGTGATAGGAATTCGTGCTCACTGTTAACTTTTCTTCAGCATCTAAATTGTCCTTTAGCAGGTCCATGATACTGACATGTAGTATATCTGCCAGTTCATATAATTTACCTACTGGTGGCTCGGCCATTCCTGTTTCCCATTTCTGAATAGTAGTAAATGACTTATACCCGAGCCGTTTAGCAATCTCATCCTGTGACAAGTTCCTTAATTTTCTAAAGTACCTAATATTATCTGAAAGTTTCATAATATCCTCCTCTCGATCTCCCAAACTTATATACTAATTATATAATGCATTTGAATTAAATTCAATTAGATTTTATATTTTTTATCGTAAACTTGAAAAAAAATCAAATTCATTATTGACACTTGAATTTAATTCATGTTATTATGAGGTCACAATAAGGAGGTGGTAGTAATGCCAAACAAATTTTATATTTCCGAGTTGAGGGCTCGGAAAGGGGTAACACAGGCGCAAGTTGCCGCCGATCTCGGCATATCTGTTGCTACGTATAATGCGTGGGAAAAGGATATATCCAATGTGGCCATTAGTAAAGTAGTGGCACTGGCGGAGTACTTCGGCTGTACGGTTGACCAAATTTTTTTGACTAGAAACTTGAATTAAAATCAAGTGAAAGGAGGGGCAGTGCGCATGATTAGAAAAGTAATTTCGGTCGCTCAAATGTCGACTGTACTCGGAATTAGCCTGACCGCAGTCCGAGAGGGCATCGCGGTAGGTAAATTCCCATTTGCCTATGCCTGGCAGTCACCAGGCAAAAAGTCAAGAGCCTTTGTCATCGACAAAGAAGGCTTTAGGACTTACCTAATGCACGCGCTGGGCTGGAATGTGAAAGTAATTGATGCGGAATTTAAAGCCGCACATATTCAATAGGAAGGATAAATCATGAACTGGAGTAACACATCCTATCATTACACAATATCCGTAATTAAAGGAATCGTAGGTGGATTTCAATATAGCCTCGACAGAAAATGTAATACAAAACGGTGGGCACTGATGGAACTTGAACAGTTAGGAACCTCAAATTGGGGATTTTTGAACTTAAAAACGCGCTTAATTGATAGCGCCATCAGAAAAGCCATCAGATACGTTAAAGGTACCGACATGTCAAACTGTCAGGTATCGACTGTGTATCATTCTGGATTCAGGCACGATCCTGGTTATTTTAAAGGTTTAAAGGAGGTATAAATCATGACATGGATTGATGCAGGAATGCATTTGAGTTTAGCTGCAGCCGCAGTAGCATCTATTTTATCAATGATGATGATATAGGAGAAACGTAGTTATGAAAGCTATCCCAGTAAACGAAACAGCAATGGCCGCACATCTAAAAGCAATCGAATCTGATCGAATTTTAAATCAAATCAATAGCAATATTATGGATGCGGCATATGAGTTACAAGATTTTATGTGCGATTACGATGAGTCGGAAATCCGTATTATCGTCACTACAGATGGTATTACGGCCGAAAGAATTGAAGAAGAGGAGGACGAGTATTAATGGGCTATATGTTAATTGGCACGTTTTTAGTAGCAGGCTCTATGGGCGCCTTAGAGCTTGACCAAATAGGATATGTACAGTTCTGTGTGCAGGCTCTCATCGGTTTGGCCATCTCCATGTATCGT